CACAGGTATTTCTTCTACCACTGGTGGTTCTACCACTGGTGTTTCTACAACAGTTTCTCCTGATACTCCTGCTATTAAATCTCCAAATTTAGACATTTTTTTCTCTTGTGTACGTTTTATTTATCTGATTCCTCTTCAGCAGGTGCTTCTGCTGCTGCTTCGGTCTCAGGTTTTGGTTCTTCTTTTGGTGCATACATTTTTGCATATGCATCCTTCATAGCTTGTGCGTCTTTAGGTGTAACTCTAATCATGATATTATTGTAAGGTAACTTTATTTATCAAGCTACCAATTCAATAAATTCACTTAATATTTTTTTATTCATCTTCTTACCTTTAAGACTCTTTGCAAATGCTCTCTTGATTTCTGCCTTAGTTGCATCTTCTTTTACAACTAACTCTCCATCATTGTTTAGAGCAGATGATGCCATGCCAAAGTAAGTATGATATCCAGATGTAGTGATTGCAAAAGACCTTTCTTTCTTCCAACGATGCATCATTTTGTTTGTTGCATCAGTTTCATATCCACAATATCTGCGAATGAATGAACCACCTTCACGACTTGGAAGAACACGAATACCAATAAAATTAGTTTGTGTAAAGTTATCTCTTAGGTTATGAAGTAACATATCTGTACATTCATATCTACTAGAGTCTTTTGAAATATAAGTTTTACCTAATTTACGGTCACGCAATACACAACTCTCACCAAAATAGTTTGTACCCATATATGGTTCATCTTCCCATTGTCTTTGAACCTCACGATGATACTTAAGTGGTTGACTCTCTCCATCTGTAAGAACTACACACTGTACTTTCTCTGCACCAGTTTTCTTTTGAAACTGTGGAAGTAGTTGATGTAAAGAAACCATCGCTTCATTTAAAGGTGTTCCAGATAATCTATATCCATATGGTACATCTAAGTAAGGTGTACTTATATTCCAAGCGAAAGTACACGCAGACCTCCAAATATTAATCATTTGTGTATCTAAATCTTTTGACCTAGTTTGACTACTAAACATATTCAATAGAGCAAATTGATTACCTACTTCTGCCATCATATCCTTTGGTTCATAGAAAGTTTCTCTATTTGCATGCATAGCTGGTCTAGGATAGTCTGATGTAAATGCATATACATCATAAGGTATTTGAACTTTACGACAGAACCAGATTAGATTATAAAGTTGTTTAAGAGTATCTACTAAAACATTGTTCATTGAACCTGACCAATCAAGTATGAATACAAGTCCGTGATTTTTACCATCAGGAAGAACAGTAACTTTTTTGAAAATGTCTTCACTAAATTTGTAATTGATAAGTTTAGTTGTATCAAGAACACCAGTGCGACTTGTGGTAGCACGAGCATATGCACCTGCAGACTTCTTACACTCAAACTCTTTGACAAGATAGTTTACTTCTTTCTGTGCAGATTTCTTGAACTCAAAGAACTGCTTATCTGGAAATCTGAATACAGACTCATCAGGATATGATTCTCTCCACTCTTTGTCAATTCTTGAATGAAGATCTGAATTATCAACAATTACTTTCTTAAGATCAATATTTGGAATCTCAATGTAATTTGTATCCCTGTAATAATCATCAACATCTATAAGATCTTTGAGTGACTCTTGAAGAGATCTGTCTGTCTTCACATCAAGACTTGATTCTCCTCCAAGTGAACTCTGATCACCACCAGTTTGGGGTTGATTCTGAGGTTGAGGTGTATCTCCTCTGGTCTGTGTCTCCTCTGTCTTGATATCTCCACCTTCTGATTCACCATCTTTTTCATCTGTTCCCTCTTGTGAGTCTGATGGACTATTATCAGATGAATCACTTGAACCAAATGGAATACCTTCTGGTTGAGCATCATCTACTTTCTCTTGCTTTGTCTTCTTATCATTTGCCTTACAGAAATCGTGTAAGTCTTTTGATACTTCTAGTACATCTTCGAATGTTTCACACTGATCGATTCTTGCAATAAAGTGCTTCTCTTCGATAGAAAAATCAATATCAATAAAGTTACCTAACTTGAAGTAAAGATTGATACGATCAGGTAGAGTCATTTCGTTTACATCCTCATCCTCTAACTTGAAGAAATCATCTTCATGTAACTCGTTGTATCCACGATAGAAACACTTTGCTAATCCACCATACTTACGCTTCATCAACTTCTCAATACGAGCATCTTCAACCACATTCACGATGCCTGGTGAGATTTGATGATCCTTATACCACTCAATGTCTGGTGTAAAAAGTGCGTGACCAACTTCGTGACCTACAAGTAAATCATATACTTGACCACTTGCTTTCTCCCATTGTGGAAGTGTAAGAACACGAGTGTGAACATTGAATGATGCAGTTTCAACTTGCTTGTTCTCAACAACAAGGTCTTCTGTAGCAAGTAATTTAGCGAGTTGTGATTTGATTTCGTGGTTGACGTTCATTTTGAATTTCTTATCTTATACATCCATAATACTCGAAAACCCTCCGCTTGGGAGGGTTCAGTAGACACTTTAATAACTGTCCACGTCGTTTTCTTGCTTGACGTAGTGCTTGTGGTTTGAGGTGGCGTTTCTGTTCCTTCTTGGAATGATGCTGCCAATTAGGGACTTTCATTGTTCTAAGTAGTAAGTTTACTGAATCCTTTTATCTTATCAAATTTTAATATGTTGTCAAACTTGTCAACCAATTCATCTGTCTTGTGTGATATGACAAATACATTTGCATCGGTTACAACATATTTAATAATTCTAGTAAAGTAATCAGTTCCAAACCCATCAAGTGAACTATCAAATATCTCATCAAGTATCAACAAATTAGTGCTGACAGAGTTTTTCATCTTGGCAATATCTCTCCAAGTAAAGAGAAGAGACAAGTCAATACGCATCTTTTCACCTTCACTAAAGGACTCATAACTAAAGTCTTCGTGAACTGGTGACTTGATACTTTCTTTAAACTCTTCATCTAATGAAAAGTTAATATAGAAATCCATCAACTGCAGATACTTATTGATCTGCTGATTCATTAAAGGAAGATACCTTTTAATTATTTTTGACTTGACTCCACCATCTTTCATCAAAGAATGTGCAAACTCGTGGTAAGCATTCTTTTCTTTAAATTCAGATTGTTCTTTTTGGAGGTCTTCGAGTTGTGATAGTAGAGTTTCTAACGCATGTTTCTCAGCAGTTCTGTTTTTAAGTTGTTCGGTAATTGTTTGAATTTCTTGTTCGAGGTCTCTAGATTGATTTTCAAGTCCAGAAATCCTTGTATTGGTTTTAGAAATTTCATGCGTGAGTTTCGTGGCCTCCGAGGATAATTTTTTAAAAGTTTGCTCTCGCTCTTCTTCAAGTTTGATGGCAGACTCCAGTTCTTCGTAACCCTTTTTGAGTTCTTTTGCCTTCGATTCTGCCTCGTTAATTTTATTTAACCGAAACGATTCTTCTATAGATTGGGTACATGTAGGGCATGATACATTTTCACTAAAGAACTTATGTTCCTTGGTAATGTTAGATACTTTATTGGATAATTTACCTTTTAAGTTACCTAATTTTCGTAACTTTTTGTTAGAATTTCCAAACGATTCCATGTTGTCTTTGATACTTTTTAATTTTTTATCAGTATCTTCGATAATTTGACGATGAGTTCCAATACCAACAAATATTTTTTCTAACTTTTCTTTCTTCTTATCAATATCTTTCTTACCAGTTTCCTCTAAATCACTAATGAATGATTTCTGCATATCTATTTTTTCTTCAGTAAGGTCTTTTTTGATCGTAAGTTCTCGTATTCTTTCATTCGTAGATCTGACTCTTTCTTTCAATATCAATCCCATCGAAGAAAATATCTTGATGTCTAAGATGTCCTCAATGACCTCTCTACGGTTTGGTGCACTCAACTGCATAAAAGGAACAAAAGATGCACTACCTAGCACTACAATCTGTGTGAAGGACTTGTAGTTTAACTTTAATACGTTTTCTTCTAGCCACTTCTGCTGATCATTTACTGCAGAATTTTGATCTAAGAGTTCATCATCTTTCCATATCTCAAATCTATTTGGTTTAATTCCACGAACAATTTTCCAATCATAATTGGGTGTTGAAAATTCTATTTGAACTTCACAATCCTTTTCATTTGCAGCATTAACTAATTGAGATTTAGTAATTTTACGAAAAGGTTTATTAAACAACGAAAAAGTAAGAGCATCTAGAACGGTGCTTTTACCTGTTCCATTTGTTCCTACTATTAAATTAGTTTGTGCTTTTTGAAAATCAATCTCAGTAAAATGGTTTCCTGTAGATAGAAAGTTACGCCATCTTATCTGTTTGAATATTATCATAATCTATTGGTGGAACCACAAAGTCATCAGGTGTAATAATTACATATCTATAATTATAACTATAACACGTCTGAATTGCAAGCTTTTTGTCAATTTCTATAACACTCATCTCTGGATAATCCTCTGCTTCGAGTAAACCTGCATATCTTTCTGCATCATCTTCTTCTTCAAAAAGGTACATTGCCTTCTCTCCATCTGGATCGGTAACAGCGTATGCACCTTCTCCCTCTTTTCCTGATACAGTTAAAATAAACATTAGTCTAGTTCGCAAGCTTGTTGGTAGACTTCCTTCATCAAATTTTTTACAATCTCTTTACTTAATTCAAAATCTGAGTCTTCAATATATTTATTCAAAATTGTTAATGTATCTTCACCTTCATCTTTTGAAAAATCGACCTCTTCATCATCAATACCAAAATTCTCAACTATCTTGACATCAATCGCTCCAGTTTTGATTATCTTATCAAGAAACTTTTCAAACTGTAACTGATTCGTTTTTTTACGAACAATAACTTTTACAAATTTATCTTTAAATTTAGTTGTATTAAATAAAGTTGGATTAGTGTCGTTGTAATAAACTTTCTCAAAAATAGTATAAGTATTCTCTACAAATTCAGTTTCTAAAGTTTCTGTATCAAATATATGAAATCCTCTTCGATCATTTACGTCATTCCAATATATTTGATATGGATTTCCGAGATAGAAAATTTTTCCATCATTTGATGGTGTATGGAAATGCCCAGAATAAACTGCTTCAAATCTATCAAAGAATGATTTATCCATTCCGTGTTCCATAACATATCCTTTATGAGCTGAGAATCCATTAACTTCCAAATGACCAAAAGCAACCTTTGATTTAGTTTTACTAATCTTACTTTTTGTCTCATCGTAATTCTCAGGACAAATCCAAGGAATCATAAAGAAATTTGATTTTCCGATCTTATATGAATCAGGAGAAGAAATTGCAACTATGTTGTCATAGTCCTCTAGTAAAGATTCAATAGAATTGATTTCATTTGTATTTTTATAATACACATCGTGG